CCTGATAGACCGTCACTTCCTTCTGATACTGCGATTGTGATGTGGTCGAGGACCAGATATTTACAACCCATGAGGGCCATGTATTCGATCTTATCAATGAGGCTGTCATCTCCAACTGATCCTTGGTGGTCGAGGAGGACGAGTCTCTCATCTCCAAACACTTGTTCAAAGCCCTGTCTAAGTTCATCTTCAGCTGGAGGTGTGTCTTCATTAAGCGACTTCTTGAGTACCATGCCAATGAACTTCTCTGCCGTATCTCCAACGCTCTCTTCCAGACTGATAAGCCCCACCCGATCTTCCGTTTTGTGGAGAAGATCCAAGATAATTTCTTTGATAATAGTAGACTTACCACTGCCAGTTCCAGAAGTGAATAGAGTAATCTCACCATGTCTAATTCCTTTTAGCTTATCATTTAAACCACTCAAACAATCAGGGTAGGGTACACACTCTACGTTCTGTCGTTGAATAAATTGATCCCAGATAGGTTTACCTGTAACGATACCTGAGGGGTTCCAACTCTGTGCATTCCACACACACTCCAGCAAAGTTTTCCAACCATGCTTAAGTAATGTAGCATTAGCGTCATTCTCTGGTAGCTTTGCGACTTTAGCCTTACCTGGTTTAATCATCTTACCCAGGAAGTCAGACATCTTCTTACCAGCTTCATCCTGATCCATCATAATCACGACAGTCTTGAAGGAGTTTATCCAATCCCTTTGAGCAAGAGCACAAGAGGTAGAAGATGAAGAAGGTACAGCAACCACAGAATAGGTTCTACCGTACTTTTCTTTGTACGCTTGGGCGACACTGAGTGCGTCGATTTCCCCTTCACATATGACCAACGTAAATCCTGATGTTGATTGTTGTTGTCCGAATAATTCGACATTCTTAAAGTCTCCATGAGTACGAAACTCTTTCGGGAGCTTACGCTCTTTGTATGCAGACAGTTCTCCATTGGTAGTGTAAGGGTAGAAGTGTGATTGAGGTTTGCCATTAACATCTACAGACATCTTGACATTGTAATGATCAACCACATCCTGAGAGATCCCACGACTAGACATTGGATAGCTTCTGTATGTACTAATCTCATCGATTATGGATGAGTTCATAAGGAAGTCTGTGTCTTCTATAAGTTCCATTGGTTCTCTTTCATTTATAAATATAGTTGTACCACATGAGAAGCAGTGGCTTCTTGGGTTGTCATCATTATATACATGGTTAGCATCAGAGCTTCCACATTTTTCACAATTAGTTTTCACCAATAATCCCTTTCGGTTTTCATGTCACGATTAAGATTCTTTTTTATCCGAGTCTTTGAATGCTTCGAGGCCCACTTCAAGTTCTTCTGCTTTTGTAACTCGAACCCAGAGGTACTCTCTTCCTCGTTTAACTCTGTCTCTTTGAAGGATAATTCCTTGTACGGTTTTATCATTGAACTCCTCGAATATATTTTGATAGGTATCAAGTAAAGGTTTAATTATATTATCTAAGTCAGAGGCTTTGTTAGAGAGACCAGCATACACAATGAAGTGGACAGGGCTATCTTTAAAAGCCCATGTCTCACCCATTAGTATCATTGCCATCTCCTCTTGGAACCTCTTGTAGTCAGCTGTCTTGTAGGTTGTCCTGCCCTTCCTGACAAACATCCTGTTTGCCGATAGTGGTTTCATTTGGAATAGGTTTTCCATTACGCCTCTCCGCTGTTCGGATAGCATGACAGTTATGACACACCACTTCTGTTTTAAATACTTCATTAAGTATATCACCGATATCTTTATCGCAAGAGATCATTCGAGATACGTTGTGAAGCTTCTCATACTTAGGTAGATGGTCAAAGCCTAGGGCATCTGGGTGTTTATCATAACCACAATCAGTACACCCTATGTCAGTCTTCAGCATCCCTATGAACTGACGCTTGCTCTTTCGACTTATGCTCTTCAATTTGTTTCTTAATGTCATCTAGTTCTTCCCAAGATGTTAGCATTGTTAATAGACGCTTGGAAGTGTCCGGATTACCGGCCCCATTTGTTCTCCAAGCAGCTCGCACCCTATTCCACCTGCGGTGCATAGGAACTCCGTGTAGTATCTTCTCTGCTTTCTTAGGTCCAATTCCCTTAATTCCAGGGATATTATCAGACCTATCACCAGTAAGACATTGAAGCATAAGCTTAAGATTAGCAGTGTCTTCATCAACCTCTGTAATTTCTTTCTTAACGAAGTTGTAATGTGTTCCAGGAATCTGGAGAAGATCTTTGTCAATCCCAACTACTGTATACTCCTGATCAACAGACCTACACTCAGCAGCCCATATGGAAACAAGGTCATCTGCTTCCATATCATCTGCCTCAACAGCAGAATACTTCTCAACCATGTACTTGTGCCCATAGTTCAGTGCTTCTTTAACGTCAGGCTCTATCTCCTTTCGGGTTTCTTTGTAGGAAGGGTAGATCTCCTTTCGGAAATTACCCCTACCTTTAATTGCTACGAGAAAACTATCAGACCCACAGTTACGTTGGATCTCTCTCATAGTATTGTCAATTCCCACACGTATCTCTTTCTGTTTGGTTGTTACACAAGCCATTCGAAAGTAGATTGAGTCTGAGTCTACCAGTATTACTGCATTATCAGTGAACATCTGCGTAGCTTTCTCCTATTACATAATCACCACCATTCATACATGTTACACCGAACATCTCTGGACCAGCAGCAAAGGACTCTGTTAGAATTTCCCCAACACGTTTAGCATCGTCGGGGTGTGATTGGAATGCCATCTCATCATGGTAGAACAAACGAGGTTCAGCACGTAGTTTCTCTTCACGTATCTTATTCCATGCCCACATAAGTGAAGCCTTACAGGTCACACCTTCAGCAGCTTGGAGTAAGTAGTTAAGAGTTTGATGACCAGACCCACAGAATACAGGGCGTCCATCAAGAGCAGGGAACCATCCATCACCTTGTTGGTTAGATGTTTTGTTCCAGATGTTTAGAAGTTTCTTCTTGAGTTCTTCCAAACCTTTGATACCTTTAGCAAAATCAGCACGAGACTTACGCCCTACTTCGCTGTTTGACTTACCTGATAGAACTTGTCCCAGCTTAGCATCACCAGCACCAAAGAGATAAGCATATAGATACCCTTTGGCGACACCCCTTGAGCATCCAAGAGCATCAGCATTTCTTTGGTGTTGATCCCCATAACGGACCTCATTAGTGAAATCGTCATTCCCCACATAATGACAAAGACCACGTAGCTGGTTACCAGCACTATCGGCACCAACAATAACGTACCCTGGATCAGGTTTAAGCATCCCACGTATCTCTTTACCCCAAGGTGTTTCAATACCTGGGAGGTTTGCGATAACTTCGTGACGTACTCTGAAGGTAGGAGTACCAATAGTCCACATGTTACCATGAAGTCGTTTATCATCTGAGCCCTCTACCTTTTCTACCCAGCCCTCCATAAGAGAAGCCTTGTGACGCAATACATAGTACTCGTCTACCATCATACCAATTTCCCCAAGCTTAGCTAATGAGGATGTTGTAAGTTTAGGTCCAGTCGTTACCCATTCTCTTCCGATTTTCTTTCGGTTGTATTCATCTGGTTTCCATCCGATAGTGGCAAGCCAATCCTTAACCGCTTCTTGTGATCCCAGTTTAGCTTGTTCCTTAGTTGTTCGTTGGAATTTGAAATCTGGTCCCGCGAGATGGGTGTCTGTGACCGAGACTTCCGTTCCAAAATATTCAGTAAGCAGCTTGGCAGTCGTCGCATTGTATTTCCCATTCTTATTGTACTTAGGTGACTTAGGTTCTTTGTCAATGTAGACAACCTTAGTACCCATCTGAGGCTCAATGATGTCAGAGATCTCAGCCATACGTTGTTGCATTGTACCCAATAGGGTTTTAGCTTCTTCCATATCAAAGTACCAGCCCTTGCTCTTGCAGAATGCATTGAACTTAGCTGTCTCATGTTCTGCTTGCATACCCAATTTAATCTTAGGATTATACGCAGCAACCTTCTTGTACTCTGAGAGTAACTCATCGCACACATCGACATTCACACGAACATCTTGCACACAATAACGTAGCATTTCACGTGAGTAAGCATCCCAGCCACCTTCATATGTGATCTTGCTGTTGCCAAGGTGTTCACCCCAACCTGCAAGACCATGCTTATGTGGACGCTTGTAGCGTAGTACCTGAGACATAACCCACGTGTCATGTAAACGTTTCTCATTAAGTGTAGTACCACACAGCTTGTCCATGACCATATTATCAAAACCTATAATGTTATGGCCTACCAGTAGATCTGCGTTCTGTAGTAGTGCAGCACCATCAGCGATAGAACCATGTAGGTTATCGTGATCAGAGAACTTATAGATCTGATTGGTGTCTAAGTTCTGTGCAACAATCATCCAGATAGTATCCGGAGTAAGACCATTACATTCTATATCATAACATAAACGCATGTTGCGTCCTTTCTTTACTTGTTTAAGTACATCTTAAGATCATTATACCCACCAATAAATACATTCTTGTGGTAGATAATTGGTACAGTATTCATCATAGATCTCTCCATGATTGATTTACCTAATTCTTTTTGGATATCAATAGCATATTCAGTGAAACCTTCTCCGGTTTCTCGTAGTAATTCCTTAGCCTTGTCACAGAATGGACAATTGGATATACTATACACCTCATACATTCTGTTTATCCTCCAAGGATTTCATAATATCCTTACGTTTATCCTCAGAGTAGTCACGCCAATCTTGGATGTCTTTAAGAGACCTTCCACAACTTAGACAATGATCTTCTCCTATTTTACACTCTTTAACACAAGGTGAGCTTGCGGTTGTTATTAGAGTAGTATCGCTAAAGTCTGCCTCTAAAGGCCATACATCATCCGTCATACCCCACTGTCCCCTCGTTGTTCTTTCTGTATCTGCTCATACTTATTGAACAACTGCTCGAACTTCCATTGGTATAGCTGCTGCATACCAATTAGTGTGTTCATCATCTCATCTTCTGTAGGCTCACGGTCACCGTCACCGATTTGTTTGAACACTACCTGTAGGTCATCGCATACATGCCAGCAGTCCATTATCATTTGCTCTAAGTCATACAGTTTAGTCATGTTATCCTCCATAGTAATCAATCGCACGGTTAAGTGCTGCTATGTCTTGGACAAGACAGGTCCAGTCCTCCATTTCAAGATCGGTTAAGTGATCTGTGCCACGATCACCATCTAGTTTTAACCGTATCTCAGTACAGGTATCAAGAGAGCTTTTAAGGGTAGCCAGTACGAGTTCATTCATAATCTCTACTGCTGCACTTGACCCTAGTACATTCATCATTGTTTGTTTAACGTCCATGTTTATGTCCTTTGCGGTGAATACGGGTGCTAATCTCCGCATTATCACGGGGGTTTTTGCGGTGAATACGGGTGCTAATCTCCGCATTATCACGGGGGTTTCATCGTTTGTTTCCCAGTGTAGGCCAGCTTTAATTAACGACACAAAACCCACGTTAAAGATGGCTGCAAATGTCTCTGGGTCACACTCTACCTGCAACGTAGCACTGCCATCCTCATGCTCTTTCATTAGTCTCTTCCACTCACTGTTTATCACGGAGTACCTCCTCGTTTATCACGGAGTACCTCCTCGTTTATCACGGAGTACCTCCTCATACTTGTTGAACAACTGCTCAAACTTCCACTGGTATAGCTGTTGCATCCCCATCAAGGTATTCATCATTTCATCCTCAGTAGGCTCACGTTCACCGTCACCTATCTGTTTGAACACTACCTGTAAGTCATCGCATACATGCCAGCAGTCCATTATCATTTGCTCTAAGTCATACAATTTAGTCATGTTATCCTCCATAGTAATCAATCGCACGGTTAAGT